AATTTCTCCTGCTGTTGCAACATTTGATGCCATGCCTTGTCTTTCAAGCAATAATTTAGTGGCATATGCTGTTGCATAATTTGGGCAAGTTCTATCATATAGTCCATCTAAACTACACTGTTGTGCTTTATATGCTTCTGCATATCCAGAACATGTATTAGAATATAATGGGTTGAGAGAACACTGTTGATTCAAATATGCCGCAGCATAACCCGGACAACTTGTTGAGTATAATGGGTTAATAGAACACTGTTGGTTGTGATATGCTTCTTGATAACCTGAGCATGTAGTAGAATACAATGGGTTAATAGAACATTGTTGATTCAGAAATGCCACAGCATAACCTGGACATGTTGAGTTATACAATGGGTTAATAGAGCATTGTTGATTGTAATATGCTGTTGCATATCCTGGACAAGAAGGATCATACAATGCACTGATTGTACACTGTTGAGTTGTATATGCGACTTGATAACCAGGACAAGATGGTGAAGACAAAGGATTGATTACACATGCATCGACAGCACCTGTTCCATTCAGTGCTTGCCAGCTAAATACACTCGCACTTCCTGCGGTTCCTCCAGGTATACTTAAACCAGATCCGTGATAATGTTGATAATATTCACCTTTAGACAAATCACCAGCCATACCAGAAGTTACTCTATTACCAGATACCATTGCGCCAGCAATACGAGTATCAACCAATCCACTAGAATTGATTTTAATTTCAAAACTATTTCCGCCTTGTGAACTGCAACATTGACTAACACCATACCATCCATATGTCATTTCGTTGTTGCCACGAAGATAATATTGATTTTGTCCATTCCAAGAATACAAGTCGGTGTGTAATGCGTATATTGTATAATTGTAACGAGGATCACGTGTGGTAATTAAGTTAACACCCTCACAACATGCACCACCTAAACCGGATTGATTTGGATCTTGAAATGTAACCAAACCATTTGTCATTGCCCAAGAATTGTTGAATACTCTACCATAAAAAGGAAAATCAAAACCAAGTGGAACATTATTGTATGAATCGTCATGCGTTGTAATGTTCACCGCATTTGGATCGTTTTTGATCTCTTGTAATGGTAATGCAGCTGATCCTGTACCTACTGTAACAGAAAGACCAGAGCCACCTGGAATTGGAATCGACACTAATCCACCAGTGCCGCCGTTGACTGGTACAACGTTAATTTGTGCTTGTGCTACCGAAATATTCAGTACACATGCAACCAATAAACTCCACAGTTTCATTAGTCTTTGCTCTTAACTTTTTTAGGAATTCTATCTGGATTTGCTTCCCAAAGTGCTTTGGCTTGTTCACCAATTTTACCGTCTATTGGGCAAGGAGTTCCAGCATTCATCATTGCTGTAAATACTCTTTCATCTTGACACATAATAGCAACTGCTGCAACTTTCATACCCATATCATATGTTGAACGGGCTAATTTTAATCTTTCGCAATTCTTATCAGTCATTGTTGCACCAAAAGAAATGCCAAGAATTTGAGTTTGGGTTGCACCAGATACAGCAACTGCACAAACATCAGAATTGATGACTGTGACGGCAGGAGCCACGGCTGTTGGTGGTGGAGATTTTACGGTTGTTGTACTTTCGGAAATTGATTGTGTAGTGCTTCTACTAGTCGAATCAGTCACAATGGGATCTGCCATTGCGGGAAATATAGCCATGACAAAAAGCATTGTGGTAAGCTTTTTGATCATTTTTGCCTCTTTTTTGGAGTATATTGACAGTGATTGAAGTTTGTGTTAAAATGAACTTCATAAGTATTTATGTAAATCACGAAAGGACGATCTATGAAAATTATGTTATTTAAACTTGTAACTCACGAAGAGGTCTTGGCTGAAGTCAGTCAAGAAACCGATACCACTGTATTACTGACAAATCCTGTTGGTATTGCGGTAGTAAGAGGTAAAGATGGTGCACCAAATGTTGGATTCGCACCTTTTCCACTCCATGCAGAACAAAAATCTGGAACACAGGTTGCCATTCAGAAGCAACATGTAGTATACTCGTATATTCCTGCTGAAGATTTTGTCAATAATTATAATCAAATATTTGGCACCGGCATCATTCTACCCAAACAACAAAGCATCATTACCGGTTAATGTCTAATTTCTATACCAATGTTCAAGCCCTAGGCGGCAAGATCCTGTATCGCGGGATCATGGACGGAAAACGTATCAAACAAAAGGTTGACTACGAACCATCACTATATCTTCCTGCCAAGAAAGATAAGGGCACTCACAAATCCCTTGATGGTCTTGACTTGTCCGAAAAACGTTTCGACAGTATCTACGAAGCGCGAGAATTCTTCAAGAAGTATGATGGCATTCCTGGTGCACCTAAAATTTATGGCAACACCAGGTACGAATATGCATTCATTGCAGACCAACATCCTACGATGGTTGATTGGGATCAGGATAAAGTTTCTATCGCTATCGTAGATATTGAGGTCGGTTCAGAAAACGGATTCCCTGATCCATATCTGGCCAATGAACCTATCACCGCAATTGCAATCACCTACATCAACGGCAAAACCTATGTGTTTGGTTGTGGTGACTATGAAGTGCAAGGCGATGAAGTTTATGTCAAGTGCAAAGACGAATGGACTATTTGTAAAAAGTTTTTGACATTGTGGTCTGAAAATTGTCCTGACGTTATCACTGGTTGGAATACAAAGTTCTTTGATATTCCATATCTCGTCAATCGTTTTCGCAAAATCTTGGGTGAAGATGATACCAAGAAACTTTCTCCTTGGAATTATATTTCCGAACGCAAGACAAATATCAATGGCAGAATGATGATTGCCTACAGTTTTGTTGGTGTTGAATCTCTCGACTATATCGAACTCTACAAATGGTATGCGCCAGGTGGTAAATCACAAGAATCTTATCGCCTTGATAATATCGCAAACGTTGAACTTGGTGAAGGTAAAATTTCATACGATGAATATGAAAACCTGCATCAGTTGTATCGATTGAATTTCCAGAAGTTTATTGAGTATAACATCAAAGACGTTAAACTGATTCTTAAACTAGAAGATAAGTTGAAACTTATTGAACTGGCACTGACTCTTGCATATGATACCAAGTGTAACTATGAAGATGTGTTTGCACAGACACGTATGTGGGATTCACTAACATATTCCTATCTGTTGCAACAGAAGATCATTGTTCCTCCACGCGAAGTGCAGGACAAAGATTCCGCATTCGAAGGTGCATATGTGAAAGAACCACAAGTTGGTCTACACAACTGGGTTGCCAGTTTCGACTTGAATAGTCTGTATCCTCACTTGATGATGCAGTATAACATTTCACCAGAGACTCTAATTGAACCGGCAGACTATACACAAGAAATGCGTGATGTTCTGTCGCAAGGTGTTTCTGTTGACAAACTTTTGAAATGTCAAATCGACACATCAAGTTTATCTGGTGTTACAATCACACCGAACGGTCAATACTTCCGAACAGACGTTCAAGGTTTCTTGCCTAAGATGATGGAAGAAATGTATGTTGATCGTAGCAAATTCAAAAAGATGATGTTGGCTGCGAAACAGGAATATGAAAATGAAACCGATGAATCCAAAAAATACGAAATCGAAAAGCGTATCGCAAGATACAACAACCTTCAACTTGCAAAGAAAGTATCTCTTAACTCTGCTTATGGTGCTCTTGGTAGCCAGTATTTCCGCTTTTATGATCTTCGGATGGCTCTTGGGGTTACTACTGCTGGTCAGTTGTCTATTCGTTGGATTGAAAATAAGATAAACCAGTACATGAACAATGTACTCAAAACAGAAAGTGTTGATTATGTCATTGCATCAGATACTGACTCAATCTATCTCAATCTTGGACCTTTGGTGCAATCTGCGATGGGGGACAGAAGTAAAGATATTAACAGGACGATATCCTTCATGGATAAAGTTTGTCAGGATAAAATTCAACCGTTTATTGACAAGTCTTATGGAGAACTTGCTAACTATGTTAAGGCATATTCACAAAAGATGCAAATGAAACGTGAAGGTCTGTCCAACAAAGGTGTTTGGACTGCCAAGAAGCGTTATATCTTAAACGTGTATAATAACGAAGGTGTTCAATATAAAGAACCTGACATGAAAGTCATGGGTCTTGAAATGATTAAATCGTCCACACCATCGGCAATTCGTGAGAAGATGAAAGCGGTAATCAAGTTGATGATGACTGGCACCGAAAATGATGTACAAAACTTCATTGCCAACTTCCGAGAAGAATTCAAAAGATTGCCACCAGAAGAGATATCTTTCCCACGTGGTCTTAATGGTTTGAGCACATATTCTGATTCCGTTACACTATATAAAAAAGGTACACCAATTCATGTTAAAGGTGCAATTCTTTATAACCATAACCTAAAGTTGATGGGTCTGGAAAAGAAATATCAAAAGATTCAAGAAGGTGAGAAAATCAAATTCACATATTTGAAAATGCCAAATCACTTCAAAGATTCGGTTATTTCTTTCCCTTCCAGAATACCAAAAGAGTTTGAACTTGACAGGTATATCGATTACGATGTACAATTCGACAAAGCATTTTTGGAACCAATTCGTGTGATATTGGATTGTATGCAGTGGAAAGTTGAGAAGACTAATTCTCTAGATGACTTCTTCAATTGAAATGTAAAAGGAAATTAAATGAGCATTCTTGATAAAATTAAAAAGAACAGCAGCATCAAAGATTCTGCTATTCTGGCGAAATCAAAATTCTTTACTGATAAAGATATGATTCCTACGGCAGTGCCAGCAATCAATATTGCATTGTCTGGTAAACTAGATGGTGGTCTAACACCAGGTCTTACAATGTGGGCAGGTCCTTCTAAACATTTTAAGACAGCATTCTCTCTGTTGATGGCCAAGTCTTACTTGGATAAATATCCTGATGCAGCACTACTATTCTACGATTCTGAGTTTGGTACTCCGCAGTCTTATTTCGATAGCTTTGGTATCGACACTGAGCGGGTGCTCCATACTCCTCTTACAGATATTGAGGAACTCAAGTTCGACATAATGCAGCAGCTCACCAAAATTGAACGTGGTGAACATCTAATTATTGTTATCGATTCGATTGGCAACTTAGCTTCAAAGAAAGAAGTTGAAGATGCACTTGATGGTAAATCTGTTGCCGATATGAGTCGAGCAAAACAAGTCAAATCTCTGTTCAGGATGGTGACACCACATTTGTCACTCAAAGATATTCCAATGGTTGTTGTCAATCACACATACAAAGAAATTGGTATGTTCCCGAAAGACATTGTTGGTGGTGGTACAGGTTCTTACTATTCTGCCGACAACATCTTCATCATTGGTCGCCAACAAGAAAAAGAAGGAACTGAAATTGTTGGTTACAACTTTATTATTAACGTAGAAAAGAGTAGATATGTTAAAGAAAAATCTAAAATCCCTGTGTCTGTATCTTTTGATGGTGGTATTAGCCGTTGGTCAGGCTTACTTGATATTGCATTGGAATCCGGACATGTCATCAAACCCTCAAATGGGTGGTATAGCAAAGTGGATGTTTCCTCCGGTGAAGTAGAAGATAAAAAATATCGGGAAAAGGATACCCACTCAAAAGAGTTCTGGTTACCTGTTCTGAAACAAAAATCTTTTCAAGAATTTGTCGAAAATAAGTATCGTGTTGCCGCAAGTGAAATTATGCAAAGCGAAGACGATGAAGGTGATTTAAATGATTGAGGGTATCGATTTTTGTTACATTTATCCTAAGAATGATGCAACAACAGTTCACATCAGACTTCTGCAAGGACCTTATAAAGATACCGTATTCAAATATGGTAAGGTTAAAATAAAAGAAGAAAGTGATGGAGTTCATTTACTTTTTGCTTATGATGTGTTAGAATCTGAAATCAAGAAACCAGCAAAGCTGGAAAAAGACGAAGATTTCAAAAATTATATTGGTGACTTATTGGTAGAAATAATGTCATCCAATATGGATGAGGATATTATTGATGAAACTGGAACAGACAATACTGAAAAATCTAATTTACAATGATGAGTATCTACGCAAAGTTTTACCTTTCATAAAGCCGGATTATTTCACTGAGAAAAATGATAGAACGATCTTCAATCAGATTGTATCTTTCGTTGATTCCTATAATTCTACACCTACAATCGAATCTCTCGTTCTCGCTGTTAAGGAATGCAAAAACTTAACTGGTGAAGAAGTTGAGAATTGTGAAGAATATCTGAAAGAAATTGAAAATAGTAAGAAAGAAGATACTAAAATTGAATGGTTGACCGACAAGACGGAAAAGTTTTGTCAAGAAAAGGCCATCTACAATGCTGTTCTTGATTCTATTTCGATCTTGGATGGCAAAGATAAAACTCACGACAAAGGCCAAATTCCAAAGATTCTTTCCGATGCATTGGCAATCAGTTTTGACAATTCTGTTGGTCACGATTATCTGGAAAATTCTGATGATCGTTACGAATTCTATCACCGAAAAGAAGAAAAGATTCCTTTCGATCTAGAGTATTTCAATAAGATTACTAAAGGTGGTCTTCCAGCCAAGACATTGAATATTGCTTTGGCTGGCACAGGTGTTGGTAAGTCTTTATTCATGTGTCACGTTGGTGCATCTTGTATGGTACAGGGTAAAAATGTACTTTACATCACCATGGAAATGGCCGAAGAAAAGATTGCGGAACGTATTGATGCAAACCTGTTAAATGTAACTGTAGATGACCTAATTAACCTACCTAAGGACATATACGATAAAAAGATTTTGAAACTTAGGGAAAAGACAGTAGGTAAATTAATTATCAAAGAATATCCTACTGCGGCCGCATCAGTAACACATTTCAGGACATTGCTAAATGAACTCAATCTTAAAAAAGGCTTCGTACCTGATATTATCTTTGTTGATTATCTTAACATTTGTTGTAGTGCTCGCGTTAAGGCGGGAGCAAATGTTAATAGTTACACCTATGTTAAAGCAATTGCCGAGGAACTGCGAGGTCTTGCTGTTGAGTTCGGAGTACCAATTGTATCTGCTACACAAACAACTAGATCCGGTTTTACTTCATCCGACCCAGGACTTGAAGACACAAGTGAATCTTTTGGTCTGCCAGCAACCGCAGATTTGATGTTTGCATTGATTTCTTCTGAAGAATTGGAAGAACTTGGTCAGATCATGGTCAAACAGTTGAAGAATCGTTATTCTGATCCAACACAATACAAACGATTCAGTCTTGGTATTGACAGAGCGAAGATGCGCCTCTATGATGTGGAACAATCCGCACAAAACGACATTATCGATTCTGGTAATGACAAACCATTGAATACTTTTGGTAACAGAGAAATGAAAGCGAAAAAATCTTTCGAAGGCTTTAAAGTATGATCTTGAATACAGACGATGCAATTCACTGTGCAAAAGTATTCAAAGATTATTTTGGTGAATTCAATCGTATCGATGAATATATGCGAAACCAGAAGCTGGCATCTCTTTCTGAAATGCCAAGCAATCCTCTTTTTCCACTAGAAGATGATCTGTTTTCGGATTTCGATGTGAATCCGGCCGATATGGATTTTGAAGTCTGTGAGATTCCAATTGATCAATGGGAAAATCTACTGAATATCACCAGTTCTCACATCAACATTTCTCCTGTTGGTCGACAGGTTCGCCTGGCTGTCATCGAAAAGAATACGAAGAAGATTGTTGGTTTCATTCGCCTTGGTTCACCAGTAATCAATATGAAACCGAGAAATGAAATGTTGGCGCAGGTGTTCACTCAACAACCGGAGTGGGCAAAACGATTCAATGATTCTGCAATGATGGGATTCGTAATCGTTCCTGCACAACCATTTGGTTACAATTATCTTGGTGGTAAACTTCTTGCAAGTATTTGCACATCACATGAAGTTCGTGAAATTGTTAACAAGAAATATAATATGAACCTGTGTCTGTTTGAGACAACCAGTTTGTATGGCAGCACAAAGACAGTTTCTCAATATGATGGCATGAAACCTTTCATTCGTTTCAAAGGTTTAACTGACAGTGATTTTGTACCACTTATGCATGGTAAACCTTACGAAGACCTGAAAAGTTTTGTTGAAAGTAGAGTTGGTGATATCGTTGATCCGGAATCATCAAGCAAGAAACTTAAAACAACAATGACAATCATTGCTATGACTAAAAGTGCATTAAAGGCTGATAAAAACGCTTTAAGTGACTTTAATGATACAATAAGTAAAGCGAAGAATCTGACAGAACAGAAGAGATACTATATCAGTGATTATGGTTTCAAGAACATGATTGATTATGTAAATTGTAAAACAGACAAATTAATTCCTGGTGAGAACTATGAAAAACATCATCTTGAAAATCTGATCAGATGGTGGAAAAACAAGGCATCAAGTCGATATATCACACTGCAACAAGAAAACAAATTGAAAACCGATTTAGAAGTCTGGACTTCAGGTAAAGAGATACAAATTATAAGATAAATACTTTCATTTGGAGATAACAATGGCAGGTGCATCAGCGGAACGACAAGAGACAGGTGTAATTAACGAAATAAAAAAAGCCGTCAAGAAAAATAAAAACAATCCAATAACGGTTGTTGCTGGTAAAACAAAAATTGTTGGTGTGATTGATGCAGAGAAATATCCTGGGAGACAGCTGGGTGGTTCGGAACCATACACTGATGTAACTTTTACTATCGTTAAAGGCAAGAAAGAAGAAAAGATTAATTTATCATTGAAAGGTGAAGCTGCTCCATCTTTGGCTGGCGGCGGATTGAAGGGACTAGAACTTGCTGTACCAGGAATTGCTAAAAGGTTTTTAAATGCAGCGCACGACCACCTTGTCAACAAAGAAAAGTTGGTTGTTGGTGATAAGGTGCCCGATGTTTATGGAAAAATAGGTAATACTGACAAAGTGAAAATTGTTGTTGGTAACAAAAAGATGGGTGGACCAATCGATTACATGTATATTGGTCCAATGGATGTTACTGGTAGATATGATGACAAAAAGAATATTCTCGTTCTGAACGGAGAAATGACTGAAGCTGTAGAATATGCAAAAACACACGATTTATATTTTAGATTGAGAGCTAGAAGAGAAGATCAGCGTTTTGACCCAGCAGCAAAAGATAATCAGAATATACCAAAAATATACGGTAAATCACCATCAAAAGGTGATTCTGCTGGTCGCATTGTGGTTACAGATAAAACTCCATCTGGAGCTGTAATTGTAAGAATGTAAAGAAGGGGTTAAATTATGAGTGTGACAGTGATTATGCCAACTACGGGTGCTCCGGAGTTGAAAACTGCTATTGCAAGTGTATTGAATCAGAGTTATGAATCAAAATGTTATGTTGTTGCAGATGGACCAAAAGCACACTCCAGCACAAGAATCATCACGGATGATTTTTTGTCAAGAAAGAATCTGGAAAGGTGTTTTCTACCACTTAATGTCGGTGCAAACGGATTCTATGGTCATAGAGTTTACGCAGCTTTCACCCACCTAATTGATACCAAATATGTGGTTTACCTGGATCAAGACTGTTGGTTTGAACCAGATCATATCGAGAACTGTATCAATACAATAGAAAAAAACAACCTGGACTGGTCCTATTCACTCCGAAAGGTGTGTACAAAAGAGGGCCAATACATATGTAATGATGATTGCGAATCTCTTGGTAAGTGGAAAACATATCATGGAGTTAATCACATAGATACTAATTGCTATTGCATTAAAACTGAAGTTGCGATAAAATTAGCACAAGTATGGCATGGCGGTTGGGGTCAAGATCGTGTTTGGTTGAATGTATTGTCACAACATTTTCCTAAATTCGACTGCACAGGAAAGTATACTGTCAACTATCGTGTTGATGGTAATGCTGGTTCTGTTAATGCAGACTTCTTTTTGAATGGTAATAAAGTGATGAATGAAAAATATAATGGAGAATTTCCGTGGAGAAAAATTTAATTATTGGTGGTTTCACCAACTATGAAATCAATCAGTTAAAACCTTGGGTAATCTCGGCAAAAGAAGTTGCTGGTGATAATGATGTTGTTTTGGTCACAGGAAGAACATCACAGGATACAATCAACTGGTTAAATGAACAAGGTGTCATTGTTGTTCCAATGGCTCATGTTGATGGTGTACCAATTCATGTTTTAAGATTTTTATCAATCTATGAATATCTCAGAACAAACTGGGCAAAATATAGATTCGTTGTGACAACCGATGTGAAAGACGTTTACTTTCAAAAAGATCCGTTCGAACACATTGAAAAAGAAATCACACCCGGTTCGGCGGTGAAATTAATTGTTGCATCTGAAGGTCTTCGTTATAAAGATGAACCTTGGGGTGATGACAATCTGAAACAATCCTATGGTCCATATGTTTATGAACAATTCAAAAACAATGTTATCTACAACGTAGGAACTTTTGGTGGTGTTTCAGAGTACGTTAAAGATATGGTTTTCAATATCTTTACAAACGCAATCAACAGGCCAATTCCTATTTGTGACCAAGCAGTCTTCAATGTTTTGATTGGTACACAACCTTTCAAAAATGTGACAAGAGTTACAGTTAGTTGGGCATGTGAAGCTGGTACTGTTGCAGATCCAACAAAGATTGATTATTTCAGACCAAATCTTCTATGTTATGAACCAGTGTTTGAAAATGGTGTTGTAATGACACATGATAGATATGTTTTCCCCATCGTACATCAGTATGATCGCGTTCCCGAATGGAAGAAATTCGTTGAACAAAAATATGGTCAGGAAGATGAATCTCAATTTTTTAAGTATAGGACTTTATAATGGATGACGTTATTACATTTAATACAGAAACACAGGCTTTCACACCTCCTTCTTCCGCATTCAAGTGTTCTGGTTACGGGCTTGGAGAGATGATCAAAAAAATGCATCATCCAAGAGTGTTGGAAATTGGTTGTGATATTGGTGATACCACACAATTTTTGTTAGACAGTAATCCAGACTGTGTATTGACTGGTGTTGATCCATATTCAAACTATGTTGATTGGAATGGAAACAATTTGAATGAACGTGAAGTGGTCTATCAAAGATTTATGAATCGTTTGTTGGGTTATAGCAATCGTTTTGAACACCTGCGGGACTATTCAGACAATGTTGTTGATAAAGTACCCGATAATTATTATCATCTTATCTTTATTGATGGTCTACACACCTACGAACAACTCACAAAAGATTGTGCCAACTTCTATTCTAAAGTGAAGACTGGTGGAGTTTTTGCTGGGCATGATTACAATGCTATTCCTGGTGTCAAAAAAGCAGCCGATGAATTTGCAGCAAAAGTTGGCAAAAAGATTCTTTTTACAGAATGTGATGTGTGGTACTGGATCAAATGAAAAATTGTATAGTCTTATCTGGTCAATATAGAACATTTGACCAAACATGGGAAAACATCAAAAAATTTATTGATTTAAATCAACTGGATGTTTACTGTCACCTCTGGTCCGACAGTCAAGAAGAATTCAACAATGTGGTTGAAAGACTGAAACCAGTAAGGATCAAACTTGAGAACTATGAAACACATAGAGAAGAATTCGAAATGATGGAAAGAAGGATTCGTGCTATGAATCCCAAAAATCCAAATCAAGATCGAATTGCTGGCAACGCTTCAATGAACTATAGCCGAAAAAAGGCCTTTGAATTAGTTAACAAAGAATATGATACACTGGTGTATTGTAGATATGACATTAAGTTTGAGCAATTGTTCGATTTCAGAGATGTTGATATGTTAATTACTCCTTTCGAGGAGTCTTACAATTTAATATCGGATATCTTTGCAATCATGCCGTTCTCTTACGCAAAACATTATTTTCTATATGATGTATATGAAAGATTGCATTTAACAACTTTCGAAAAAGAGTTTGAAGATTATCTAAGATATGAACGCAAATATGGTGAAGAGAATATCAGAATTCACAAAGAAGATAGATATTGCCCACACATGATGTTGTTGCGTAATATATACATGAACAAACTACGTGGTGTAACAACAGATCAACTCAAAGTATCGATACAAAGATGAAAATTGCATTATGTTTTTCTGGGCAATCCAGATCATTTGAAAAGGGTTATGAATATTACAAACGTAATCTACTAGATCATTACGATGTGGATGTATACATTCATAGTTGGAAATTCGATGATGAAAGAAAACTTTTGGAACTTTATAGACCAACAAGTTATCAATTCGAAACACCGCCATTGATCGATTACGACAGCAAGTATACAAATACTCCAAACGCACAGAAGTATCCTCCAAGGTTTACATATCGAATGTTTTATTCGATGAATGAATGTAAGAAACTGATCTTTGGTGATTATGATTGGATTATTCGTTCTCGTACTGACTATGCATTGAACGTGAAGATTCCTTTCGAACAGTTGGACAATTCCAAGTTGTACATACCAAATTGCAGAATGGTACCGACAAGAGATTTCGGCAATGATCAGTTTGCTTTTTCATCAAAAGACAATATGATGGAATATATGTCAACATATGAAAACATTGATGAATACTACAATGGTGGTAATCAATTCATTGGTGAAGACTTGATGAGAGCGAACTTACACAAACACGGTTTGATTGGTGAGAAACTTGTCTATGTGAACATGAACAATCCATTTCCACCCGGTATACACAATGGAACATGGCATTCTTTAATTCGGGATGATTACGAGCAATGGACAAAATCATAAAGGAACTCAGTGGTCATTCCGGTTGTAAAATATTCTTAAAAGAAAATGAAACTGGATTGTACGTTGAAAAGACTGGTAACATAGAAAGAAATTTCAAACAAATGAAGTTTCTATATGATGCATGTTATCCTGTTCCCAAAATTTTTTCTGTTGGTGATCAAATTCTGACCATGGAATACATTCATGGTTTGGATATGAAGAATTATCTAATACACAACAATACACACCAGCTGTTTAATTTTTTGTGTGATTTACTTGATAGTTTTTCTGAAAATTCAGAATTAAAAGACTATACCGAAACTTACTATAATAAGTTGAAATGGCTGGATGATTGTGATGAAATGCCATTCACAAAAGAAGAATTTATTGGCAAGTTGCCTAAAATGTTGGTAAAATCCACATATCATGGTGACTTGACACTAGAAAACATTATGTACACCGATCCAGGATTTCACCTGATCGATCCTGTCACGATAGAATACGATTCATACATATTTGACATTGCAAAACTCAGACAAGACCTGGAGTGCAAGTGGTTCTTAAGGAACACCAATATCAAGTTGGAAGTCAAATTACAGAATCTACAAAACAAACTAAGACACCATTATGAATGGGCTTTCGATGACAATCTGTTAATATTGATGTTGTTGAGAGTCTATCTACATACTAAACAAGGTGATGATAATCATAAATTCATTATGAAAGAAATAAACAGACTATGGAAATAATTGTACCAGCAGCAGGACTATCCACAAGATTTCCTGACATGAAACCGAAATATCTCTTGTATGATTACAGGGGTGAAATGATGTTGATGAATGCATTGAGGAAATATAGAGAACTCGGCATGAAAATAACTATTGGCATTCTAAAGGAACACCAAGACAAATATGCTGTCATAGAACAGATACAACATGAGTGTCCGGATAATGTTAATTTTGTTGTGATTGATAAACCAACCAGAGGACCTGCCGACACTGTATATCGCATATTGGCTGAATCTGGTGTCGAAGGAGAATTTATGGTTAAAGACTGTGACAGTTTCTTTGACCACGAAAACACATCAGGCAACTATATCTGTGTTTCCAATATCTCAGAACATGAAATACTGAAGAAGTTGGCATCAAAAAGTTTTGTTATTGTCAACGAGCAAGACATTGTAACCAACATCATAGAAAAACAGGTTGTTTCTGATACCTTCTGTGTTGGCGGTTACAAGTTTGAAAGTGCAGAACAATACAAGTCTGCATTTGAGTATGTTTCGCAAATGGATGGTGAAATCTTTGTTTCTGATATTATTGGTCGCATGTTAGACCAAGGACACATTTTCACCAAGAGAAGTGTCACCAACTATGTTGACGTTGGAACCGCAAATGATTGGTTTGAATACAATGACAAACCAGTAATCTTTTGTGACATTGACGGAACAATTGTCAAGGCACAATCTAGACTGGATCTCGAAAGTAAATGTCCGGAAGTACCCTTACAGAATAATGTAAAGAGATTGTTGCAACTACAAGAAAGTGGAGCACAATTCATCTTCACTTCTGCCAGAGAAAATGAATATACATCACTGACAAGAGAAATGTTATATCGGTTAGGTTTCAAAAGTTTTACCTTAATTTGTGGTCTACAGAACTCACGTAGAGTTTTAATCAATGACTATAACAAGGCAAATCCATATCCTAGAGCTGAAGCAATTAATCTTTATCGTGATTCCGACAATCTGAGTGATTTTCTATGATACCTGATAAGAATTTGTTTATTGTCACCTCATCACTTAAACCAGTCATTGGTGCATTTAATGATAATGAGAGGTTTTCACAAACGGTTGCATCATTGAAATCTATACGCAGAGTTTTACCTGATGCGATTATATTATTTGCAGACGTTTCAGTTAGACCAGTCACAAGGATGGAAAAAGAAACTTTGGCTGGTTTATCAAATTATTATTTGGATTTAAGTGAAGAACCAAATACCAAATATTGTGCAATTAATGGTTTGAAGAGCCACGGCGAAAACTGTTTATTGTTTGCAACACTTGCAACAATTAAAAATGATTTAAATTTAAGCAAGATGTTGAGTTCTGTCAAAAGAATATTTAAGTTTTCTGGAAGGTCTGAACTTGAAGATTCTTTTGATATTAAAGATTATGATAATACTTTTGGTAAGTTTGTATTCAAGAAAAGAATACCGACTTGGACTGGTGATATCAAATTTGGTGCCGATCACCTACTAATTACTAGAATGTATTCGATGTGTCCATCTTTAATGGACACCTATTTATCGGTTATTCAAAAGAATTTGGAAATGTTATCCAATGGTCTTGCCGACACCGAACATGCACACTTTGTAAATATACCAAAAGAGTATTTGGTTGAGTTTGATAAAATACATTGCTGGGGCTGGCTGGCGGGAAATAGACAAATCGAATATTATTGAGTTCTATATATCGAATCCAATATTTGACAAATTTGTTAAGGTGTGATACAATCCATTATAAATAAGTCCACGGGCAACCAAAGTGTGTTGCATTCAAAGGCAAATTAATGAAATCTTTCAAGTCTTTTATCAGAGAACAGGTTGAGCCTGAAGAAGAAGGTGCGAGCCGTCAGATCAAGCATTTGACGCACGTTGAAGATCGCCCACTCCAGAAAGGAGAAAAGGGCACAAAGCATGCTATGAAATCTCTGATGGCTGCAGCTGAACACATCAAACAAGGTAAAAAGACTTCTGAACTAACAACAAAATATGATGGATCTCCTGCCATCGTTTATGGGCATCATCCAGAAAATGGTAAATTTTTTGTTGCATCAAAGTCAGCCTTTAACAAAACACCTAAAGTCAACTACACTCCAGCTGACATTCTAAAGAACCACGGTCATGCACCAGGTCTTGTTTCCAAATTAAAAGAAGCTCTCAAACACTTACCCAAAGTTGCACCAAAAGAAGGCGTATATCAAGGTGACATGATGTTTTCTGCGGAAGACAAAAAGAAAAGTGGTGATGGTGGAACATCTTTCAATCCAAATCCTTCTGGTTTGACATACACCGCTCATGGTGTTCATAAGAAAGCCGTAGATAAGGCAAAAATTGGTGTTGTCACTCACCTGAAATACGAAGGCAAAGATGCAAAGAATTTAAATGCATCACATGAAGTTGATCACGAAAATTTTACAGGTCACTCGGATGTATTCTCGGTCGACCCAAGAATGGATACTGCAAAGGTTCATTTCAGTAAAGATCAACAAAAAGAATTCGATAAACACATTAGGATGGCTCAGTCAGTTCACGATACACACGGTGATGACATGTATGCTGGCACCAGTGCTCACCACGGTGTCGGTGGTCACCTAGAAACATATATGAACCACACAGTTCGCACTGGCGAAGAACCTAATCACCAAAACTTCAAAAACTGGTTAGAAACTAGTAAAAACAAAGCTATTGATAAGTTAAAGACAGAGAAAAACAAACAAACTAAGCAATCAGAACTAAAAGATGAATTGAATAAGATTGATAGAAACAGAAAGCACTATAACAACCTGTTTAAGATGCATGGACACCTACAGGCTGCAAAAAATACACTAATTAATGTTTTAAATCAACACCAAGAATTTCAACATGAGCATGGTGGTGAGACTGCTAATCCAGAAGGATATGTGTTTCATCACGGAAATGAATCCGATAAACTAGTCAATAGAGCAGAATTTTCCCGCAGAAACTTTGCTGGAATTAGAAACATATGAAAAAGTTTTTAGAAAAAATTAAAGAAGACGAACAGACGCATAGTCCTGTGGTGATGGCTTTTGGCCGTATGAATCCACCGACAATTGGCCATGAGAAACTGGTTCAAAGAGTTAAAGATATTGCAAAAGACTATAATGCACCACATCATGTGATCATTTCACACACAGTTGATGCAAAGAAGAATCCTTTAGAAGTTGCAAAAAAACTCAAACACGCAAAAAGATTCTTTCCAGATACAAACATATCCGCGTCTAGTAAAGAAAAGCCAACCTTCTTACAACATGCAGCTGCATTACATGCTGCAGGCCACGACCATTTAGTCATGGTTGCTGGTTCTGACCGCATTCCCGAATACGAAAGCAAACTGCAACAGTATAATGGAGAAGGTCCAGGAAAGTTGTTTAATTTCAAGAAAATAGAAGTTAAATCTGCTGGCCACCGTGATCCAGATTCAGAAGGTGCAGAAGGAATGTCTGCATCCAAAATGAGAGATCATGCTGTGAATAACCGTTTCAATGATTACATTGATAAAGACGGCAAAAAGAAACCAGGTTTCAAAAGTGGTATTCCTTCTCATGTACCAGAAAATCACGCCAAAGAATTGTTCCGCGATGTTCGAAAAGGTCTTGGAATCAATGAAGATTTCAACAGAGGTCTATTTAAAGCAATTTTCGTGACAGGTGGTCCAGGTTCTGGTAAAGATATCATTATTCGTGAAGCTATTGCTGAAAGTAAAGCTATTGAACTGAATTCGGTTCAGGCTTTCGATATTCTGATGGACAAACAAAAACTATCAGAGAAGTCAAACGATGTTCGTAGAGAATCAATTAGAAATCGTGGTCCATTGATCATTAATGGACCTGCTGACGATAATAAACTGTTGACAATCAAAGAAGAACTAGAAGAACTGGGTTATGAAACATCTATGGTGTTCGTTGACACCACAAATGAAGCCAGTAAGAATAGAAACGAAAAACTGGCAAAAATGATTGCAGAATCTGTGAGATATGATAAGTGGAAACAAGCTCAGTCTTGCAAGTTATCATATTCTAAAGAGTTTGAGAATTTCATCAACTTCAATAACAGTTCCACATTAGAAGAAATTGAAGAAGATATTACTGACACCTACGAAAAAATAAATAGGTTCATTGAGAACAAAAATTACAATGAAATTGCGTTCTCTTGGTTAGAAAGCCGCGGTAAAATCAATATCGCAGAATCTTATGGTTTATTATTTAAGGAAGATGAAAATGTTAAGAAAAATTCTAGATTTTTTGAGAATTACAAGTCCAAGCGCAACGCCGGAAAAGCATCCACTGGATATCCAAAAATATCAGCCGGTGCAGGTTCCAGAGCCGCAGGTCCAGGAGACATCCCAGCCGACAATCGTGCAGGAGACCCCAACGCCGACAATATCAAGTGGGACGCCAACAAGCGAACCGGCAGTTACATCTTCCGAACCTACACCGAAGAAAACTCGCAGCAAAGCCGCAAAGACTACCCAGAACCACAAGAGACAAACTTCAGCAAAGACAAAGAAAAAATAAAGAAGAAGGGTCTAAGAGACTCTCCTACGGTTAGTCAGAGATTGAGAAACGTTACATCAATTGGACCAGAATTCGATACCCGTCAACAGGGAACAGTCTATCCAATGTCTGGTTTAGGTGATGTGACGTATAGAGAAGAAACAAATTTTCATTCTTTCAGAAACAAAATGAAAGAATCTTTTATGGATCCAGGTGACAATGAGATGGGTGTTGCTGGCGTTTTGAACGGTGCAACAAACAAGGAACCAATTCAAAGTCCTAAAGACAATGTTGGTATAACAACAGAAAAGAAAAAGAAAAAGAAATGAAATCATTCCTAGACTTTGCCAAAGAAAAAGAAAATGACGAACTGAAGAGACAGGTCGATCATTTTAAACAACTTTCGGATAAAAATAAAGAAAGTGCCGAGAATGCTTTAATGAAAGGTGATAGAGATGGTCATGCTCTATTCATGGCAAAAGTAAATCACTTTGACACTCAACACGAATTTTTAAAATCTAAAATGAATGAGAGTGTTGAACAGGTTGATGAAAATCATGTTGCTATTGCCATGGGTAAAGAAATGGACGATGAAGGTAGTATGATTATGAACCAACTGGATCAAATCGAGCGTTCAATTAAAATGCTGCGTGATACAGTAAAAGATCCAGAAATGCAGATTCCTGCTTGGGTTCAATCTAAAGTTACTTTGGCTGCAGACTACATGGAAACTGTTGCTGGTTACATGTCAAGTAAAAACGAAAAGGTTAGTGAAGAAGTCGATCTTGATGAGGCATCACCCGCTTGGCAACGCAAAGAAGGCAAATCTGCATCTGGCGGTTTGAACCGTAAAGGTATTGCTTCTTATCGTAAACAAAATCCAGGATCAAAGTTATCGATGGCTGTCACAACAAAACCATCGAAGTTAAAACCAGGTTCAAAAGCAGCAAATAGACGAAAGTCTTTCTGTGCAAGAATGTCAGGAATGAAGAAGCGTTTGACTTCTGCTAAGACGGCAAAAGATCCAAACTCTAGAATAAATAAGTCACTACGCAAATGGAATTGCTAAAAGGAAAACAAAAATGATCAATTTAAAAAAACAAGATCCTGTTGCTGACGCTGTTAAAGATGTTCTACAGCAAGAAGCATTAAAAGGCAATCAACACAGAATCGACAAGAACAAGAATAATAAGATCGATGCTCACGATTTTAAGATTCTGCGTGGTGAAAAGCCAGAAGTTAAAAAAGAAGAAGTTGAACAGATTGATGAATTAAAGAAGTCAACTCTTGGTTCTTATATTTCAAAAGCGTCACGTAATGCCACCATTCAACGTAAAATTGGTGCCGACTTTGAAACATTGGCAGACAAGTCTAGAAAGCCTAGCATGAAAAAAGCGGCAACAACACTTTCTGACAAGCATAAAGCTAAAACATGGTCTCGCCTTGCTGGAGTTGACAAAGCTGTTAGTCGTTTGGCAAAAGAAGAAGTAGAAGATATCGAAGAAGGAAATAATCCTTTTGACGTTAAAAATTATAAGAGTCAGCTGCCATCCAATCCAGGTGAGAAAGCTGGTTTCGATTCTAAGAAAACTTCAACAGGAACTGTTTATACCAGAAAGCCTGTTAAAGATGAGCCAATGAAGAAAGAAGAAGTTGAACAGGTTGATGAAGCCACAATGACACACATTACATTGGGTAAAAAAGTCAAAAATTCCGATGGTGGTCACAACCAAGATGTACATTACAAAGGTAAAAAAATAGGTTCTATTGAGTCATATAAACATAGAACAGGTTTACGTTACGGTGGCAAACATGATGCTTCCGGCGATATGGAAGCAGGTTCTAGAAGTTCAGAGGAAGCAGTTGATTTTGTCAGAACTGCACATGCGGACCATTTAAGAAGTATGAAAAAAGAAGAGGTTGATCAAGTACAAGAACGCGAAATGACTTCTGGAGAAACAGCAGAAAAAGAACGTATCGTAAAGGGCATGAAAAAAGGTTTCTCTGGTTTCAGACAACGTTACGGTGATCGTGCCAAGTCTGTCATGTATGCAACTGCAACCAAAAATGCCATGAAAGAAGAGTCACTAGAAGAAGGCAAGCGTCCAGAAGGCGACACAGTTCCTTTTGTTCAGAATGCAAATACGTCTTCTTCACCAATGAAGAAAATCAAAGAAGTTGCTGGTGCAGCAATGAAGAAGATTTCTAAAGACTTAAAAACCAAGTAAAATGAATAAGACTGCATCAAAAATCAAAGAAATTGTTAAGAGAACTGTTGCCGAAAAACCATCTTTCGGCACAGATCCTATGGAACCATGGTCCGCAAAATATAATGTAACAGAAGATGCAGCTCTTGATAGATATCTTTTATCTAGAGGTTTGAATCCGAAGTATGTGAATAAGGATCTGAAAGTTTCACATGCAAAGTCCAATGCATTTATGAATTGGAAAAATTCTCATGCAAATGAGATGCAAAAAGAATCAATGACAGTTGCACATACACCTACAGCGAAAAGACAGCATCAATTAAAGAAGTCTGCACACTTTGGCAAAGAAGTTCGAACCAACGGCATTCATGGTTCAAAATTACACTCTGAAGCCGTTGATAAAAGAGATACTGTCACATTCGATATTCCATTCCTAATCAGAGTGTTGGAATACTCGCGTGAGGATGCCAAGACTGATATGGATCTACACAATGTTGTAACCAAATTGATCCACATTCGTAACAAGGGTGTTCTGACAATGAAGGACTACAACTTTGTTACCAGACTGAAAGAACACTTTGAAATTGATGGTGTCATCACCGAACAAGAATGTAAGTGTTCAGACGAAAAGGAATGGGAAAAGAAAGCACAGGCTCGTTCCGAAATCTGGAGAAGAAAGCGTCTGAAGATTGACGAAGACAAATATCAAGATTCAATGGCTGCAACCCAGACTGTTGGTTCAGAAGTTGATACCGATTCTGTACCAAAAAGAAAGCGTGAAATGACAAAATCAGCCAGAATGATTAAGTCAATTTACAAAAAGAAACGTGTCAAAGAAGAATTATATGATCACGAAAAAGAAGATAAGGGCGCCAAATTTGGTGAAAAACCATTTGCTGCATCTGTCCTCAAAGGTGGAAAAACAATGACTGGTACACAAAGAGACACCATCGAAATTGATCCAATGATGCGTGCCAAGCCAGGAAAAGTAAACAGATAAATAGTAGATAACCCACAGGTTAAAAGGAGAATATAAATGTCATCTTGGGGAAATAACGACAATGCAGCTAACGCGCCTTACTGGGCAGTTAACTCAACAATAGTAAATGCAGTTGGTGTGAAGGCATCAGCTGCAGCACCAACCGCAGCTAACGTTGCGCTTCTGTATGGCAACACAACTGCTGATGTTTACACCACTGGTGAAACAATTGGTCTTTTCGGTGTTGATGGTCAAGAAGCCGATGTTAATGGCAATGGCACAGTTCACACAGGCTGGGTTCTAAAGACTACAGGTTCTGGTGGCCGTGCTGGTAGAATTCAACAAGAAGTTCTGGTTGCACTGAGTGAAATGAAATCTGATGGCGATGGCCAACAGTATCCTAACGTTTCGATCACACTTGTTAGCCCATCTAACGCTACAGTTGCTTCAAGTTCTTCTAATGCCAACTCTGTTGCATTCACTGTTGGTACCACATTAGCTGGAAATACTTCTGCAACACTGGCTTATCAGTGGCAAGTTAACAGCAACACAGGTGCTCTGGGCTGGACAAACGTTGCGAACAGCACACCAACCAACACAAGTTATATTGGTGGCACAACAGCAACACTGCTTGTCTATCCAAAGACAGCCGCAGCAAACGCATTTGTGTTCCGCGCAATTGTTACGGCCGCAGATCAAGGCGTATCCGCAACATCTGCAAACGCAATAATTACAATCATGTAATTAAACTGGGGATGGTGAGAGCCATCCCCTTTTTATAAGATGTTTGATGATTTGAATGAAGATAATTTTATGATGTATGCGATGAAAGCATATGTTTCGCCGCACTGCATCATGTCGGAATTTGAGGGGGATATCAAAAGAATAAAATATCTGAAAAGATTATTCAGAAGATATAAGATAACAAAATCCCTTAAAGAACGTCTGATTTTAAATCACATCATCTTATTAAACAATGTTTTTGGTCCTAAAGTGACAGCAAGAATATTGTTTTATAAGACCGATGAACGCGATTATGATATTTTGAAAACTTTTCTAGCTTATTTGGACCTTGCACCTGATGTAGTGTACGGAATAAGAGGAAAGAATATTCTTGTTGCTGAAATACCGTTAGAAACAAATGTCGCAGAGATATTACTCAAAATATGAAAACATTCAAACAATACCTAGACGAAAAGGGAAGATGCTGGCCAGGTCATAAACCTGTTCCTGGTAAGGCACCATTTTCTCCCGGTAGCTGCACAAAAGAAGAAGTATCCATTCAAGAGGACCTGAGAAAGTGGTTCAAACAGAAGTGGGTACGTATGGACACCAAAGGTAATATTAAAGGTGACTGTGCAAGAGAACCAGGCGAAGGCAAACCAAAATGTCTGCCTCAGGCTAAAGCACATTCACTAGGAAAAGAAGGTCGCGCATCAGCTGCACAACGTAAACGTAGAGAAGATCCAAATCCAGAACGCCGTGGTGCACCAATTAATGTTAAGACTGAAGAAGTTCAACAAATACAAGAAAAGAATAAGCCAACAAGCCCAGAAAAGTGGGCTAGAGCCAAGGCTGCAGCAAAATCAAAGTTTGCAGTATATCCATCCGCATATGCAAATGCTTGGGCATCCAAGAAATACAAATCGATGGGTGGTGGTTGGAAGTCAGTTTCTGAAGACGCTGGTGCAATCAGTGCTGCACCAACAAATGCAGTCGGCACAGGAAACATTGCTGGCTCAGGTGGCGCAGGCGGTGAACCTGGTGTTTCAAAGAAAAGAAACCCAGTAATGTCATTCTTCAAGCGCAAACAACAAAAGATGTAAAATGTGGATATTGCAGTGGTTGCCTAATTGGATATTTTACGCAATCTTTTTCATAGGATTGTTGGGCATCATTGCATCTTTTGTAATGAAGTTTATACCATTTGTCTATGTCTACAGAACTCCAATACAAATAATCTCAGTGATTCTAGTTGCCATTGGCACATATATGTCCGGTGCAATCTCCAACGAAGAATCTTGGCAAGCTAGAGTAAAAGAATTAGAAGCGAAAATTGCTGCAGCCGAAGTTGAATCGGCCAAAGAGAATGTAAAGATAGTTGAGAAGGTTGTTACTAAACAACAAATAATTAGAGAAAAAGGTGAAGAAGTAGTTAGGTATATTGACAGAGAAGTTGTTAAATATGATACGAAGTTCTTGCCTGGCGGTGAATGCGAAATACCAAAAGAATTCTTTAAAGTCTTAAATGATGCTGCAACTCCTCCTACATTGATAACGGAGAAGAAAAAATGAAATGCCTTGTAATTTTATCTGCGATGTTATTGACAGGTTGTGCAACTGTTTCTGTTCCTGTAAAGGCTAAATTTCCAGAAATTCCAGAAACTTTGTTGGCTAGATGCCCACAATTGGAAAAAGTATCTGAAGATGCTAAGTTAAGTGATATTAGCAAAGTCATTGCAAAGAATTATTCAACATATTATGAGTGTGCTGTGAAACATGATGGTATCGTTGAATGGTATAAAATTCAAAAAACAATCTATGAAAGTGCAAAATAATGGACTTAACTAAAGAACAATTAAAAGAGCTATTGCCTAAGAATCCTTATGTTGATTATTGGTATAAAGCTTTAGCGCAATTGCTGCCCGAATATCAGATAAACACACCACAACGTATTGCTGCATTCGTTGCACAATGCGCTCACGAATCTGGTGGTTTTATGGTGTTGCAAGAAAATCTAAATTACAGACCAGCTTCTCTACGCAAGTTGTTTAGTAAATATTTCCCAACAGATGAACTTGCAAATCAATACTGTTCTCGTCCAAACAAACAAGAAGCAATCGCAAACCGCATCTATGCATCACGCATGGGCAATGGTGACGAAGCATCTGGTGACGGATTCAGATATCGTGGCCGTGGTTTAATTCAACTTACTGGTAAAGATAACTACACATTCTTTGCTGGTTCATTGGGCATTACTGTTGAAGAATGTGCAGAATACATGGCAACATTTGAAGGTGCTGCTCAGTCTGCATGTTGGTTCTGGGAGACAAACAATCTGAACCAGTGGGCAGATAAGGGTGATATCGTTACATTAACAAAGCGAATCAATGGTGGTACTATCGGCCTAGATGATCGCATTAAACACTATGAACACGCTTTACACGTTTTAGGTGTATGAAATGTCTAGAATGAATGATCGAAAACTATTTTTCGTGGCCGCAGGCTTAATAGCTCTGCCGTTATTTCTAGCTGCTTTTGGTGGTGATAGATTCAGATATCCATGCCAAAATCCAGATAACTGGGAAAAAGATATTTGCAAAATGCCAAAGTGTGATGTGACAAGAACTTGTCCAGAACACGTTTTTAAAGGACAGAGAGATCCGAGACTTGGACCTCCACCAACACGTGTTGATGCTATAGTTGCACCACAAGGTGCACCACAACAGTGTGCGCCAGCAAATCAAAATCAAGGAGTTAATTGTGGAAAATAATGAATTATACACAGAAGAACAGTTGATGGCTCGTTTGAAGTTCTTCATTGGCATTTGCTTAGCTTTAACGTTAACTGGCATTGTCTTTGTTGTTCTTTACTCTATCATTTTTGTAACGCAGCCATTGAACGCTATTTCACCAATCGATCAGAAGTTTTTTGAACTGATTATTCCTATTGCAACATTCTTGACGGGAACACTGTCTGGTATAATGTTGGCAGGTAACGATAAAGAAGCACAGAGAGCTGCACTAGATGCTGCCAATAAAGGATGGGAACGTCCTCCAACACCAATATCTACACCTGCACCGGCACCATCTATGAATTTCAATCCGATGAATTCGATGCCGATGCCAAGTTCACCATATGCACCCATGCCAATGCCTGCACCAGCAGTGACAACAGGTTTTGGTGGAAAACCAGCGCCTCCAATGGCACCACAACCAGAGCTATAAATGAACTATATAAGAAGCATGCTTTCCGATGGGATAAATGATTGTGTAAGCAGCAAAAGAGTTGTTACGTTTTTAGCATTTACATTATGTGGTGTTGCATTCGTTTCAGATTTGTTTTTTGGATTAAAGATAGATCCCACAACATATGAATCAATGATGTACATCGTAGTTGCAGGATTAGGTTTTACAGCAAGTGAAAAATTCGCACCAAAACAAAAGGAAAATTAAAATGAAATCTTTACTTATTTCTTTCGCACTGTTATTCAGTATTTCATCCGCTCATGCGACAGCATCAAAGCCAGCAGAACCTGAGAAGGTAAAAGTTTGCGTTGATGTTAAAGACAAAGAAGGCAA